GCCAAGCAGGTGCGGCAATACCGCGACCGGCTGGTGACCGCGCACAACGCGCAGCAGGCCACTGCCTGAAGCGAGGCATCAACGGCTCGAAAGACCCCGGCTTCGCCCGGGGTTTTTCATTCCGCGGGCCGCTGGACTTTAACCACAGAATGACACGGCCTCGACCACGCAAATCCCGTCGACTTCCCGTCCGAACGGAGCGTGTGTGGCGTCGCGGACGAACCCGAAGGAGCGCACGTTATGAGGCATTGGGAAATCTTTGAAAAGGTAACCGGAGAGCCGTTTGATATTGTCGTTGCAACGACGGCCGCGCAAGCAATCCGCCTTTCCAAGGCGTCGCTGCCACAAGGTAGCCAGCGGATCGGTTTAATCGCGAAGCCGTCGCACTTCGATCCCGGGTCTCCGGAAGATTACGAGGCCCCCAAATCTCTGAAAGATTACGAGGCCTCGACCGGCGCGTCCGGCTGAGGCCGCCGCTGGGCGGCGACGTCGTCGAAGCTGCGACCGTCGCCGTCGAGCGTGGCGCGCTTGCCGGTGAAGTCCTGCCAGCGCTTGACCGCCACGTCCACGTAAGCCGGCGCGAGCTCGATCGCGCACACCACGCGGCCGGTTATCTCGGCCGCGATTATCGTCGTGCCGGAGCCGCTAAAGGGTTCGTAGACCGCCTGACCCGGCGCCGAGTTATTCTCGATCGGCCGGCGCATGCACTCGACCGGCTTTTGCGTCGAATGGCCAGTCTCCGATTTCATCGGCTTGTCGATCTGCCACAGCGTCGTCTGCGATCGGTCGCCCGCCCAATGGCCGGTGGCGCCCTTTTTAACGGCGTACCAGCATGGCTCGTGCTTCGGGTGGTAGTGGCCGCGGCTGATCACGTGGTTGTTCTTTGCCCAGACGATCTGCGCTCGGATCAGCAGATCGCACGCTTCGAGGCTCTGCTGCACGATGGCCGCCTTGCTACCGGCGTGCCACACATAAGCGACGTCGCCGGGAAACAGCGCCCACGCCTCGCGCCAATCGGCCCGGTCATCGTTGAGCACCTTGCCGAGCGCGCGGCCGCTATGATCGCCGTCGGAAAAGTTCGCCTTGTTGCGCCACGAGGCGTCGTAATTCACCCCGTAGGGTGGGTCGGTCACCATCAGGTGCGGCTTGCGGTCGCCGAGCAGGCGCTCGACGTCGGTCGCAACGGTGCTGTCGCCGCACAGCAGCCGGTGGCCACCTTCAGGTGCCACGGCGAAATCTGCGCCGCACTCGGCGCAGCGGCATTGCACCTCGCCGGTCATGCTGCCGCGGCCCGGCCGCGCGCGGCGGCGATGTCGTCAAAGGTGCAGCCGTCGCCGTCGAGCACAGCGGTGCGGCCGGTGAAGTTCGACCAGCGCAGCACAATGACGTCGACGAAGGCCGGTGACAGCTCCATGCCGTAGCACCGGCGGCCTTCCTTTTCGGCGGCAATAAACGCGGTGCCCGAGCCGGAAAACGGTTCGTAGATCAACTCGCCCGGCTTGGTGTGGTAGCAGATCGGCCGCGTCACGATCTCGACCGGCTTTTGCGTCGGGTGCACACCCGAGACGCCATCCTCGATCTTGCCGTCAATCTGCCACACCGTCCGCTCGTTTGCCGGCGGCCGGCGATCGACCGGCGGCGCATGGCCTTCGAGCCAGCCGTAGAGGCACGACTCGTGGCCGATCATAAAATGCGAGTAGGTCAGCACCGCGCGGGTTTTGACCCAAATGATGTGCTGGTGTACCAGGAAGCCGCAGCGCGTCATCGCCTCCTTGAGCTCCACCACGCGGCGATCGGCATGCCAGATGTACCAGGGTGCCGCGGGCGCTGCCGCGACGGCGACGCCGGTCGCGATGAACCCGGCGAAGAACTCGTCGGCGCTGCCGTCATAGGTATCGCGCCAGTCCTTGTTCTTGGCCTCGCGGGCCGACACCGATGGGCCCTCGCGGTACTTATCCGACCAGTCCTTGTCCTTGGTGAGATGCCGCCGGTTGGTGGCGCTCGGTGGATGATCGCCGCCCTTGTAGTCGACGAGGTACGGCGGGTCGGTCGCGACCAGCACGGCGCGCTCGCCAGCCATCAATCGGTCGACCGCATCGGTCTCGGTGGATGAGCCGCACAGCAGCCGGTGGCCGCCCTCGGGCTCCGCTGAGAACTCCGCGCCGCACTCGGCACAACGGCATTGCACCTCGGCGGTCATGCTGCAGCGCTCCGGCCGCGCGCGGCGGCAATCTCGTCAAAGCTACGACCGTCGCCAGCGAGCACAGCGGTGCGGCCGGTGAAGTTCGACCAGCGCTTGACCGCCACGTCGCAATAGACGGGTGCGATTTCCATGCCGAAACAGCAGCGGCCGTTCGCCTCCGCCGAGATCAATTGCGTCCCCGAACCGCAGAACGGCTCATACGCGACATCGCCGGGATCCGAGAACGCGGTCAGCATTTCCGTCACAAGCTCGACGGGAAACACGGCCGGGTGCGCAGTCTCGATGCCTCGCGCTTTGTGGCGCATCACGCGCACGACGCTGTCAGGAATCTTGTTGGGCTGGAGGCCTTTCTCCGGGCTTGATTTTTTCTTGACGGTTTTACCGTCCGGAGCCCGCAGCCCCCCATGATCTGTCCGATAGGCGATGCTCTCTGGCAGCTTTGCCTTGGTTTTACGAGGCCGACCAACCCCGCTGCGGTTAAAGTGGAAGATGAACTCGTGCGACGGGGCGAGACGCCCGTTCCAGTCGCCCGGAAGACCGGGGCCCTGGTCCCACACATACCAGCCGAACCGCCGCCAGCCGGCCGCGCGCATCCAGTCGATCCAGGCGACCCAATAAGGCTGCCACTCGGATTCTCGATGCACGAGGCCCAGGTTCACGAGCACCTGCACATCGTGCTTGACCGGCAGGATCGAGAAGACGCCGGACATTAATGCGTCCCAATCCTGCGGACCGGTCTGGTAGTTCCGCTGCTGCGAATAGGGCGGCGACGTAAAGCAGATATCCGCTTCGCTGCCGTCCATCAGCCGCGCCACGTCGTCGGCGCTCGTGCTATCGCCGCACAGCAGCCGGTGGCCGCCCTCGAGCTCAGCGGAAAACTCCTGGCCGCAGTGCTCGCACGCGCACTCGACCGTCACATCTGCCTCTTGATCGCGCGCTCCAGCGGTTGCGTCGTGCGGCAATGCGGGCAAGTCACTTTGCCACCGAGCAGCCACAGGTCACCCGGCTGCGAGACCGGATGCTCAGGCGGCGGCGGCACATCGTCGGGGTCGGTCCGACCCTCGGTCTTCTCGGCCATCAGCGCGTTGATCTCGATCTCGCCGAAGCCGGTCAGCGACAGATCATACCCGTCGATTTTGAGCTGGCCGAGCTCGACCTTTAACATCGCCTCGTCCCAGCCGGCGTTCAGCGCCAACTTGTTGTCGGCGATGATGTACGCGCGGCGCTGCGACTCGCTGAGGTGGGCAAGCTCGATGCACGGCACCTCGGTCAGACCGAGCTTGCGCGCCGCCAGCACGCGGCCGTGGCCAGCAACGATGCCATTGTCGCCGTCGAGCAGCACCGGGTTGGTGAAGCCGAACTCGCGGATGCTGCCGGCGATCTGCGCGACCTGCGCGTCGCTGTGGGTTCGCGCGTTGCGCGCGTAGGGGATCAACGCCTCGACCGGGCGCATCACGATCGTGTCGGCCATGGGGAGCGGCATGGCTATCGGATCACCGTTCTTTGATGGGGAGGGAAGTCGCCGGCGTCAGGCGGCGCGGCGAAGCCGCGGTGCGGCGGATCCAACGCGGCGGCGCGCCATCGCGGCGTAACCGGGGCTCAGCTCGAGGCCGATGCAGTCGCGGCCGAGCCGGTCGGCGACCACCGCCGTCGTGCCGGCGCCGAGGAACGGGTCGAGCACGATGGCGGGAACCGGATCGGTGCCGGGGCAATCGCAGGTGCGGCGCCAGCCGATGGTTACGCATTGCGCCGTCGCAAGATCACCACCGCGACCGTCCTCGCGGAGAACTTTGTTGAGGCCATTGCCGTCATTCCGACTGGCGCGAGCCTTGTTGCCCGTTCCGATCGTCGCGTAAGACTTTCGAACGTCTGGTCGCTTGCTCAGGATCCGCCGCCACGGGGCACCGCAATGCGAGCAGACGCCGCGCTCGCTGGTGCCGGCGAGGATGCACGGCTCGACCAGCGCCGGCGGAAAGGTGGCGAAATGCGCCTCGCGAAACGGCATGGGCACGATCGTCCAGACCGAGCGCTTGTTACGACCGGTGGCTATATCGACGTCAGCACCAGGTCGCTCATTTCCGGTCGGTGCGCGGCCCATTGCCGTCGCCCGCCGCTTTTGACCGCGACAGATGCCGAGCTGTTGGCCCGCATAAGCGGCCGGCTCTTTGATCGCCTCGGCGTCGTAGTAGTAGCGCCGGGCTTTTGTCAGCTGGAACAGGTATTCATGCGACGAGGTGCAGCGGTCGCGCACCGACTCGGGCATCGGGTTCGGCTTTGACCAGATGTTGTCGCGGCGCAGCCACCAGCCGTCGTCCTGCAACGCAAAGGCGACCCGCCACGGAATGCCGACCAGGTCCTTGGGTTTCAGCCGCGGCTGCGGCATGCGGTTGGGTTGTGTCGCGAGACCGGGCCAGCATGCGCCTTGCCGGCCGCCGCCAGCTTTGTGCGCCTTGCCGCCGCCCGTTGCGTAGCAATCGCCGAGGTTCAGCCACAGCGTGCCGTCCGGGCGCAACACGCGGCGCACCTCGCGCAACACCTCGACCAGGTGGTCGACATAGAGGTCATAGGTCGGCTCGAGGCCGAGCGAGCCGCGCCAGGCGCCGCAGCGCTCGCAGAACGCACCGGTCGACGGGTGCAAGGTGACAGCGACGGCCTGCTTTGCGGTGGTGCTGCCTTCGCCATTGCGCAGACGTTGGGCGCTCTTGCCTTCCGCGCCCCACCGGTGCCGGCAATCGGGATCACCGCCCCACACCTGCGGCGGCGTGCCGTAATCGCGCAAACCCCAATAGGGCGGACTGGTGACGCAGCAATGCACACTGTCAGCCGGCATCGCGCGCAGGCAATGCAACGCGTTCCCGACCTCGATCGAGATTGCCAAAATAGACCCCTTAAACGTGCAAACTGGAGCGGAGTGATGAACTCGCGCGCGCGCATCAACCGGTGAGCGTTCGGGCGTAGCTCAGCTGGTAGAGCAATCGGCTGTTAACCGATGTGTCGCAGGTTCGAGCCCTGCCGCCCGAGCCACCTTTGTGGCCACACCCATGCAGATCAAACGCCGTTGCCCGCGCGGCGGCGCCGATCGTTACCACTGGATCGAGCAGGGCGTCGCCCGCTGCGAGTGCGGCCACGAGCGGCGCTTTCGCCTAGCCCCATAGCCACCCCCATAGCCACCGTGCCCAGAGCCAGACCCAGCCGACCAGATCCACTAGCCCCAGCCAAGCGGCCGCGAAGGCGAACGTACAGATCACCCCGATGGCGATCCGCGTCAGTCCTTGGATCAGCGACTCAGGTTTTGGGCCGCGGATTGCCGGGCCGCTCGTTGCGCCAGGTTCGCCGGCGCGTGCGCTCGATGCGGCGCTCGTCGATCTCCTGGAAGGCCTCGTCGGGCTCGCGAAGCGAGTAGCCGGGCAGACACCAATTGCTGTCGACGCCGTCGGGCGAGCGGCCGTGGCGCCACTCGCCAACGGTCCAGCCGTCGAGCTTGCGCACCCAATAGAAGCCGGGCTCACGAGTCTTGGTCGGCAAGGCTCAAAAGGGGGGCGGCCGGTCTGTCGGGGCCGGCCGCCAGGAGGTGGTTGAACGACGATCCGGTAGGGGAGACCACCCGGATCGCGGCAAGCCTATCAGGCGGCCGCGGCGAGCTCTCGTACTTTGCGCAGCGGTGTGCAGGTCAGCCGCCAGCCGGTTTGGACCGCGTGTGTGAAGCGCGATGTGAATTCGGTTTCGCTGATCCCGAGAAACGCGAGCAGCGTCTTCTTGTCGGTGCGCTGCGAGATGCCGGGCGGGCTCAGCACGATCCGGTAGGCGACCCCTTCGACGCGCAGGCGGCCGCGCCGGATGGCCTCGGCCTTGAGCGCCTCGATCGCCGTCTGGTGGTCGCCGATCTCGTCGGCGAGTGCGGCC